AAGTGGATGAAGTGTACATATACCAGAACGGCCGGTTGGTTGACACGTGCAAGCGCGTGGTACGCTATAACGAGGCTACGGCGGAGCAGACCGAAGCGGACAAGGCGGCATATACGGAGCAGGCGAAATACGTTGCGAAGTTCGACAAGATGATGAAGGACGGCAAGATACGCCGCGTGGGCATTCTTGACAAGGGAACAGCAAAAGCCGCAGCGGGTATAGAAGCCGAAGCGTTGGAGATACAGCCGCATGCCGGGGAGGACGATTATTCCGCTTACATGGACGTGACTCAATATGAGGGCGAGGCTGTGGCAAAGATTTAACAACATTAGAATATCATTAAAACAGTATCGAAATGGAAATAACAAACGATATAAAGAAGCGCATATCGGAGGCGATAGCTTCCGACCGCGCGAATTACCCGAGCGACAACCGGCATGCGACGGCGCTGGGGATAGCCCCGAGCGTGTATAACGCAATAAAGAAAGGCAATTACGAGAAGCAGGTGAGCGACGCGAGCTGGGTGGGCATGGCCCGGAGGTTAGGTGTGGAGCTAAGGTCGGAAATGCCCTGGATTGCGGCACGGACGCCGACCTACGTGTTCGTGAGCAAGCAGCTTGAAGCGTGCCAGACGAGTGGCCTCTCGGCCATCTTGTGCGACATGCCTAACATAGGCAAGACCTTTTCGGCCAAGGTGTACGTGAAGGAGCACAGGAACGCGGTGTACGTGGACTGTTCGCAGGTGAAGACGAAGCTGAAACTGATACGTTACATTGCGAAGGAGTTCGGCGTGAGCGCGAACGGGCGTTACTCGGACGTGTACGAGGATCTGGTGGCTTACCTGCGGACGATAGACAAGCCGCTGGTGGTGCTGGACGAGGCGGGCGACCTGCATTACGAGGCATTCTTAGAGTTGAAAGCGCTGTGGAACGCGACGGAGCGGTGCTGCGCCTGGTACATGATGGGCGCGGACGGGCTGAAAGCCAAGATAAACCGTGCGATTGAGGGCCGGAAGGTGGGTTACACGGAGATGTTGAGCCGCTACGGCGACACGTACAGCAAGGTGACGCCCGACGACGCGAAGGAGCGCGACAAGTTCCTGCGCGCGCAGGCCGCGATAGTGGCGAAGGTGAACGCCCCGGAAGGCGCGGACATAGCGAGGATAGTGAACGCCACAGGCGGCGGGCTGCGGCGGGTTTATACCGAAATAGAGAAACTTAAAATGGCATAATAAAAAGACATGAAGCGAGGGTACAGTCCGAAAGAGGTGATGAACATGAAGATACCGCGTTTTGAGTTCACTGGCGCGTGGTTAGCGAGCATAGGC